CCGCTGCCAGCATGGATACAGTATGCATATATTCTTCATTCTGTGTCAATGCTGTAACTCTGTTTGCCCAAGGTATTCTAGTCCCGTCCATGAACCTTATACCCGAAGGCACTACATGAATGGTTGGAACCATGTAGTTTTCTTTTGGTGGTTTAATTACATTGTGTCCAAAATAATCTCGAAAGACGACATGTTTACCGTCTTTTCTTTCGATAGTTCCTGATAACCCAATTTTATACCTAGCAAAACTACTATCAATAATACGACTGAAAGTAGGACTGCTGACGTGGTGCATCTCATCGAGAATAATTGTTCCAAAAGTTTTTTTAATTTTTTCAATATTACGGTACAGAGTCTGGGTATTTCCCACAACAATAGGCCCAGAGCAATCCCAACTACCGCTCCCAATAATACCACTACTGATTTCAAATACTTTCTCTACTTCTTTTACCCACTGGTTTCTTAGCGGGACTGTATGCGTTACAATTAATGTTTTTTGTTTTAACTTGCTTGCAATCGCTAAGCCTGTGAAAGTTTTCCCCCAACTAACCCACGCATTAATAATTGCATTATCTTCAATTTCATCGTAAACTTTTTGTTGGCTGGGTCTCAAATCAAATTTAAACTCTGGAAAGTCTACTGGAATTAAATTGCGTTTATCCTTTATCTCATATCCTCTCGGTATGAGATCAGTTCTTCCTATCGGAATAGAAATTAGACCACTACGTATGATTGCCATGTTAGCAATCACCTGAGGAGGGTCTGTAGGTTTGTGTGAAGGGATTAAATAAGTTAATTCTTTATCAATCTTATCTTGCACATCAGGACTACAGTCCATGTAAATACGATTACTTAAGACTGCTTTCACTGAACAAATTCATGCTGTGATTCTCTTTTCGTAGTCAGCGTAGTCTTCGTTCCACCAAGACGGCTTCTCTCGATACTTCCAACTTGCAAAGGTTGCTTTATCGAGGTGATAGTAGTCTCGATATGATTGAACTGGATTCTCATAGTCTTTCAACTCATCTGGCATTGCCAGTCCGAACGTGGTAAATCCAAGACGTTCCATTCTTTGTGGTAAAGGCAATCGATTAATTACTTCTACCGATTTGTGCACTTTACCGTATCGATATGTGTATTCATCTCCGAGAGCATTTGCATAGCAGAATGTCCACTCGTAGTTATCAAGAGATGATCTTGCCCAAATCGTGCAAGGATGATTGTACATCATTGGCAGATATGGAGAAATAGGACGAGCTTCTTGAGGCAGGTGCTGTATTTCTTTCTTGATTGTATTGATGTAGTCTCTTTCACTCTTATCAAGTGCTCTTGGTATAAACCCAAGATGTTGATCAACCCACAGTGCTGTAGACAGTATCTGTGCTGCTTCAAGTGGCATCTTTACAATATGTTTGTCGACATGATACTCAGCACATCGATCTAAATCTTCATCTAAGTAAAATAAATTCATGGGACTATTATACTCTTTTTTTGGGTTGTTGTCAAGAATTGTTATCTAAATCGTGTTTTGCAGTTATGTAACTTTTTACAAACTCACTTCTTACTATATCTTCGACTCCAAACTCAATAAAATGAAATTCATTCATCCATTCGAGTACGGCTAGAAAATCACCCATTCCATTGTTCTTTAGATCCGACTGACCAAAGTCTCCTGCAAGAATGACTCGGCAGTTTCTTCCTACTCTTGTAATGATTGAGTCTAGCTCATGAAAAGACATATTTTGACACTCATCAATTATAATTACAGCATCTCGTAAAGTTATTCCTCTTATATAAGAAGTTGTCATAAACTCTACTAAACCTTTTGCTTTGAGAATCTGATATGCATCTCCTCTGCCAAAGATATCTACTGCTATATCTTTGTAAGGTTCTTCGTACACTGATGCCTTTTCTTTTTCAGTTCCTGGAAGAAATCCTATGTCTCGGGTAGGAACTGCACTTCGAATAATTACTAGCTTTTCATACTCTTTCTTTGCCATGTCATCAAAAGCAAGATAACATCCAACAAAAGTTTTTCCTGTTCCTGCAACCCCGAAGAGCACTAAATGGCTTTCTGATTCAAATGCTGCTAACTGATTTCGTGTAAGGGGTTCTATTTGTTGTATTTCTAGGCCTGAGCCGTTGATAGTCTTTGATTTTTTTGCCACTATATTTTTCGCCTCGTATCCTTGAGCTGGGTTGTTGCATAGTCATATAACAACCAAGGTTCTTCATGTAAATGCAAGATTCCTACATACCGTACTTCATCTGGAGGAGGTCGCGGTATGACAAAGGAAGGCTTCCATCGATGTATAAATAGCAAAGATGCCCTGTCCTTTGGTACTATCTTTGCTATTTTTCTGTATTTTAGTCGTACCCACTTAGTTTTTTCATAAGTAAAAATAAGACCAGTAGAATCAATATAAAATGATTTACTACGCTTTATGAGTCCAACTAAAGTATTGACACTACGTTTCAGTGGAAAGAGGTTTTCGTAGGGAGTCATGAGTCTACGTCTGCCCAAACTTTCTCCTTCCATGTTGTGATCGTCAACAAGCAGTCCGTCAATAGTAACTAAACCGTCAGCAACAACGTAGTTACTACTGATTAGAGGAAAGACTGGAAAAGTAATTTTATCGCTTGTATTATACGTGATTACCATATTGTTTATCGTACTTACCCATTGAATAATCATCACCTATCTCAAAGTCACAACCGATAGGTGTTCCAGGAATACTAATGCCTCTGTCTTTTTGTATATAATCTTGCAGAGCTTCGCAATAGTAATCAACTTCTTGAAATGGAACTTCTGCGAGTATAGAGTCATGCACAAGAGCAAAGATTCTAGACTTGAATCCTCCCTTTTGTATATGCTTGTTCATCTCTATTGCCCCGAGAAGATTGACGTCAGAAGCGGTAGACTGGACCAAAAAATTAAGACCAGAGCGAATGCTATGACTCTTGATGCCTTTATCTGTGCTGGCGACATTGGGTAATCTCCTTTTTCTTCCAAAATAGCTGTAAACAAAACCATTTTGTGCTATGAATTTTTGATTGTTTTCAATCCACTCTTTGAGTGCATAGAACTGTTTGAAGTAGTCACTGATAACGCTTGCAGCTTCTTGTTGACTGAACAATTTGCCACTGTCTTTTGTAACTTGCTCACTGATCTTCTTCGGTCCTGCACCATACATAATACCAAAGGTTACTGCTTTGGCGGCTTGTCTTTGTGTTGTATAAAGCTCTGCTACCTCTTCTGCTTTGCATGGTAGGTTAAATACTCTCTTCGCAATTTGCGAATGAAAGTTACCTCCCTCTCGAAAAACGTTTTGTAGATTCTCGTCGCTCGCCAACACAGCCGCCACATAAACTTCTGCAGTAGTTAAATCCATTGCAACTATCTTGTGTCCCTCTGCAGCTTTAATACACCCTTTGACTATTGGATTATCCCGAGGCAGTTGTTGCATATTAAGTTTGCCGCTAGAAGACAACCGACCGCTAGTAGTGCCGTGCAAGTTAAAGCCTGTGCGCAGACGAGAGTCCATGTCAAGTTGCGGTATGATCTTGTCGAGATAGGTGTTTTTAATTTTTGAGTTTTTTCGTATATTGGAGATGAGTGCAGGAACAGGGGATTGCTTTCCAAGTTCTGCCAGTACCTCTGCATCTGTGCTGTCTGCGCCAGTGCCTGTCTTTTTTCCAGTCGGTACAAGGCCCAAGAAATCAAAGAACAACTGACGAAGCTGCACAGTGCTATTAGCATTAAAGTCTTTTCCATTTATTTTCTCGAATTGGGCTACTTCAGGATGAGAATATAAATCTTGTACTGACTTATCAATCTCATCTTGCATGAGCTCTTGTGCACCATATAACCTCTCCTTATTAAAAGGTACACCATTATCTTGAATATCCATTAGAAATCGAGTGCCGGGAATGAGTATATTATTGTATACTTTCTCTAGCTGTTTATTCTTTTTTATTCTTACAACTTTCTCGTACACTATATAAGTTACCACTGCATCCATTGCAGCATAAGTTTTCATAATGTCAAAGGGAATTGTATCCCAAGTAAAGTTGCTTTTAAGTGTGCCTGTACGTTTACAATAGTCTGCAATCCACTCGTACATAGGCTGTTCGTAGTCTCCATAGGGAGTCCACTTCATTGCAAGTTGTTTTAATCCGTGTGTTCCAGGAACCTCATCGATAAGGTAGTGTAGCAGCATCGTGTCTTCAAACTGAGGAAACTCAAAGTTGAAGTGATACTCAAAGAATGCAATGTCAAACTTTGCATTGTGAAATACAACTGTTGTTTGATTAAACAGTAATTGCAATAATACTTCTGTTCTTACATTAAAACACTCTGTATCAATGTACACACCATTATGCCCGTCATAACAAAGACTAATCCCAAGCATATGGCCGTCTCGAGGGTAGAGTCCGGTGGTTTCTGAGTCGAGTGCGATGTAGGCTGGCTTAGCATCAATGCAAGTACGTATCCATTCATTTGCTTCCTCCGTATCTTGTATGCCTCGTGCTTGCTCATCAGTTACGACTGTATCTTCTAACTGTCCAGAAATATAGTCGAGTATATTAGTTTTTGAACTTTCCCAAGTGGGCTTGGCTTCTGGTTTAAATGCAAGCATCGAAGGATTAATTATAGGTAAATACTTACCATCGAGTAATTTTCCAGAATATTCTGTGACTGAGTTTACTTTGGTATAATACTTCAAAGCGTCACTCCCTACGAGTATCACCCAGTCGTACTCATCTGGATTCATTTGTATATCCACGTCTCGTTTCAATACTTTTTTGATATTTCTATCCGAACAAAGTTGATACTGATCAAACTCAATCTTGTGATCGAACTCTGTTTTAAAATCTGTTTTACTGTGTTTTGTCTCTACTAATGCGACGTTAGGCATATAATTTTCTCTTTAGTTTTAATATTTGAGATTCTGTGAGTGCTCCCGGATCTTTATCTTTGAGATGTATGTTCCGAGACGAGAGTCCAATACTCTCACACATTTCTTTTACTTTTGCTGCAGCAGACTGTCCTGCATCATCTCCATCGAAGAATATATCTAGTTGTGATACTCCTGCAATTGACAGTACAGATAGCTTCTCTTCATTTATGTTCTTTGTTCCGAAAGAACACATTGCATTTGTCAAACCTTTGTCATGTAAGTTTATCATATCAAAGATACCCTCTACAAGCATAACGCACCCGTTGAGAGGTAAAACTTGTGGAAACAAAGGCATCTTTGCACCCGCAGGTGTTATCATATATTTTGGTACTCCAGTTCCTGTATGTCTGCCATTGACCGCAACAACTTTTCCTGTAATGTCCCGAACAGGAAAGTTGATACGAGAAACAAACAAAGGATCGGCATCTGTAAATGCTTCGAATCGTTCATAAGTTTCTGGTTTTATTCCTCTCCAGTTTCCTCGATAAGGAGTTGCTTGAGAAGGAAGAGCCAAACCAGTACTTTCCGCCATCTTCTGTTTAATTAAGTTTTTAAGCTTTTCGCGTTGTAGTTGTAACTGGTTTGGCTTCTCACCAAACAATGTAAAGAGATTTCCCTTAAACTCACAGGAGAAACAGTTGAATATACCTGTTATTCGATCAATCCTCATACTAGGATTACGATCAGGATGGTCTGGATTGAGGCAACTTACCTCAAAGTCTGCACCCTTTGGAATATACGGAACATCTTGCTTAATTAATAATTCTTCTACGTTCATCTACCGATATCTTTGATGTTCTCTCTACTAATAACTTGGTAGGCTCCTTTGTTATAAGCAGGGGCTACCGTGTGACTGCTTGTATAATGTTTTGCTTTCTGTGTTTCTGCTGGGTTCGGATCACCGAGAGAAGCTGAAGGATATATTTTTCTATAGCTGTGCTTCCAATCTAACGGCTCTTGCTCTGTCATAGGTTCTGCTTTCTTCCAGTGCCAAACTTGTTGTCGTCGTTTTCTTTGTGCCTTGCTACTCACTTTCCTCCCGCAGGTTGTATACCGTAAGCTGCCTTGAACAATCATATATGTTCCTTGTTATTTGAGTTTTGAATAAGTATTATACTAAGATTAAGTTGAAAAGTCAAGAACTATTTTTAGATATCATTTATCTCTTCACCTGTCACATGGGATGTTGCCTCTTTCTCTTTCGGATTCATTGCTGTGTCTGGTCCGATTTTTAGAGTCTCCCAATTCATTGTTGAAGTGAAAGACTTTTCTGCGGCTGATCTCATTTTTACACAGTCGAGTGTAAGACAGGCGTCCTCTTGGCTCCAAGGATTGATTGTGTACGCTGCATCTGCAGCATCGAGTATACCTTTTGCAAACCTTGCTTCTCCACTCGCATCTGTTTGATACGGAGAGAAGATTGTAGTTTCATACTCTTGTGCCATTGCTTTCAAAGTTTTACTAACTTCTATCTGCTCTGCCCAATCATATTGACCAGCACGTGAAGGCATTGCAGAACGCTTGACTTGGTTTATGTAATCTACAATTACAATACCTACATTTCCCACTTTTACTTTCTTATCCAACTCTGCCTTTATCTTTGCGATTGTAAGAGAAGGATCATATATCACATCAATATGTTGGTCTGGTTTGATGAAGTCATTTACTTTCAAATGCTCATGAAATTTATCAAAGTTGCGTTCTGTTTTATACTTTAGCAAAGACGACTGACCATTTATAAAACGATCTGCCCACCAAGCAGCAACCTTCTCCCATTCTACTACACTGAGATTCTTTGTGCGTATACGAGAGAAAGGTACTTCGGTTGCAATTGAACAGCATCTTTGCAGTATTGATCTACTGTCCATTTCCATAGTAAAATAGATAGCAGTCTTGCCAGCTTCGTAAACAGAGTTAGCAATATTACAAGACACGATAGACTTACCAGAGCCTCTCTTGCCACCAACCATCACTAGATCGCGAGGAGAAAACTGTATATCATAATCATACTCTGCATTGAGACCAAGAGGAATATATTTTGCAATATCTTCATCTTTCTCGTGCAAAGTAATAGATTGCATACTCTCAGAAGGATCTTGCAAATCTACTTTCGTTTCTACATCGAGTACAATATCGTGTAGATGTCCGATTGCTTCTTCTGCGTTTTCAAATGCAATAGAGTTATCAACGTAGTTATGCAACTCTTTCAATATTTCCTGCTGTGTGTATTCGTTTTTCAGGTACTCAAGAAGCATATGAGGCTCTGCTTCTACTTCAATACCTTTGACTGCATGGAGTTTGTCAAGAGTTACTTTGTCTCGAATCTCAAACTCGAGATCCTCGATGGTAGGCATTCTGTGAAAGGTCTCACAGTGTTTGTCTATGATACGGTATAGGGTGTGATATTCTGGTGGAAGATAGTGCTTGTGCGTCATGCTCCAAGTTTCAAAGTCTTGGAGCACGAGCACTTGCTTTATTAACGCACTAGGTATGTTCAACGAAACTTAGCCTGCTTTTGCAGCTTTTGCAGCTCCGTCATAATCAGCAGCAGTCAAGCCACGTCGAGTAAGCATAGTTTTTACACCACGCGTAGTCTTGCCAATTTCTTCGGCAATGGTCTCTACAGTCATGTCAGTTACGTCCATGTCTGCAAGTGGGTCAGCACTACCGTTTGCTTTGGTGTGCTCCTGCTTGGGTATAGCAGAAATGTCACCAGAACGAAGAAGGCTAAGTGCCTTGCCGCGTACTGAGTTTACAGAGCGTCCCATTGCATCAGCAATAGCTTCAACAAATGCTCCGTCATTCACCATAGAGATGAAAGTAGTCTCTTCATCTGGTGAATAAGTGCGTACAGTCTCCTTGATAGGAGCAGGTTTTACATGGTCAGTCAACTCCATAGAGAGTATCTTGCCTTGTATTGACTTAGGAGAAAATGCGCCATTTTGATAATGCTCAGCAATTTCTGCATAAGTGTAAGTGCCTGAGTTCTCAGTAACAAACGCTTCGAGAATTGACTCTTGCTCGTCTGTAAAAGCTCGGCTAGAAGAAGATGAAGCAAGCTCTACTTCATATCCCATTTTGCGCAACTTGCTAGAAACAGAACGTGTAGTTGTTTCTAACTGGCCTGCAGCTTCTGCTACAG